TTAGTTCGAAGATTCATTAATTCACCGATAGATAACATCTAATATTCTCTCCAATTCAACAAATAGGTATTCTTCAATATCGTGTTCATTTGTCTGGAAGAGAATACCTCTACCTCCAGCTTCATTCCATTTACGAATATTATCAGGCTTATCGTCAATAAGAATATTTGGTTTACGATCTAAAGGATTAATCGCATATTTATGTTTGTTACCAGTAAAGATCATATTTTCAATCAATGATGGAACAAATCCCTGGTTTTCTAACCAACGACGTTTCCAATAAGATGAATTATGATTATCGCCACGAAGTGGTGAAGAACAGATACCCCAATCAATACCATGCTGATATGTCATTTCGATAACATGCTCAACGATTTTCATTGATAGGTTAGTACCATCATCATCGTAAAAAGGATCGAGCGTATTGAAGAAGTCGGTATTAGCCAACTCCTTAAACTTAATCTCACGATCTTGAATAGACTTCCAATGAGTGACATTGTATTTCTTTTCAAGACCACCGAAGAAGTCTGCAATCACTCCATCCATGTCTAAATATATTGTCATTGAGCATGCCTCGCGATTAAGATTTCACTCCAAAGACCTTGAATGATCTTAAGCTTACCTTCTAGATTTTTTACAACCTTTTGATTGTATTGTGGTGGAAGCTTTGCAGTCTCTTCCATAATAAACTGCGGAAGGACTCTAAGCTGACGCTCAATAAGCTCAACCTGTGCATCTTGAGGAAGGCTTTTAATCCATTTTTTCCAAGATCCGTTATTCATAATATATCTCCTCTTTTCATTTTATAGATATATTATACACTATTTTTGAGCAAATGTACACTAAAAAGTGCATTTTGTTTTCATTTAAAAACAATCACTTATAAATTAATGCCCAAAAAGTTTTCGTCTGTCGTAATCTCTTTTAGTATTAATAAGCAATTGAATGTGGTTATCACGGTGTTCTTTAAAAACAAGAGGTTCATTATCATCTACATCCATGATAACCACTGTGTTAGTAATAGGTCTCTTTGTTCTTTCTTCCCACATAACAGCATATCCTGCCATTTGAGCAAAATAACTTGAGATCCATTCTTTTTTCTTCACTCTTTTAGACGTCTTAAAGTCTACAATGGAGGGTACGCCATCAAACTCAGCAACACAATCGACTCTGCCAGCGAGCCCAAGATGAGAAGAATAAAGAGGTACCTCAAGACCAAATATTTTTCCAAGTCGCCCATCAAGGATCGGACGAAGGTTTTCGAGAGATTGTCTAATGTGAGGCAAAAAGTTTGAAGTGTCTTCATTTTTCAAATAGCTTTCTACAATTGAGTGTACAAGGGTTCCACGGCCAGCTGCTCGCTGACCGACTCTGTTTGCTTCTTCCTCCCCTACGCGTGCCCTCCATTTAGCAATGCTTTCTTCACTTAGAATACTTAAGACTGTTGTAATGCTAGGATACTTGCGACCATCAGGAGTAGTATAAGTCCTGCCTGTTGACTGTGTGTTTGCAACCAAATCATCATACCCAAGATCCACTGTTTCATGTATAAATTCCCTCATTATTTGTAACCTAACATTTCTTTTGCCATAATATAATCTCGTAAAAAATCTGAACGAACAATATCATGCCATCCAAATTGAATAATCTGGAAATTCTTAAGGTGCTCTACAATCCGTAGAAACTTTTGAATTCCTTCTTTTTCAAATCCATCTTTAAAATCTGATTGGTTATAATCACCGCTAAAGATAATTCGACAGTTTTCACCGACACGAGTAATAACAGAATCCAATTCGTGGAAGTTTAAGTTTTGCATCTCATCCACAATAATTACTGCATTATCAATAGTCATACCTCTAATAAAAGATGTAGTCATAAACTCTATTTGCTTTGAAGTAGTTAAACGATTCCAACCCGCATTATCACCTAAAAGTTGATGAATAATACCTTGATAAGCAACTTCATATGGTGCCATCTTTTCTTGCAATGTACCAGGTAGATAACCAATATCACGCGTAGGTACAACAGAACGGAAGATAATAATCTTATCTTGAGGTGAAGCTTTTTCTAACATAGCTTCTAAAGCCAAATAGAGAGCAATAAAGGTTTTACCAGTACCCGCAGATCCCGCTAATACTAGATTTTCACCTTCATCCCATGATTCATAAGCCTTTATTTGATTTTCAGTAATAGGCTCATGAATAATAAGATCATTAATAGTTGCTTTAGATTTACTACTCATTTTTTAATTTTACTCCGACGACCTGCGCCTTTATCAATTCTTCCTAATAGATCTTTCCATCCACTACTCGTCTTAGCATTAGCATGAGTAGCTGTAGATGAAACAAAATTAGGTGTCGAAAGAACTCGAATTATATTTTCTTGAGCATTAAGCACTTCTTGCAATTCATCATAGGAACATGTAATTTCATGTTCTAGCCCGGTTTTAATATCTTTAAGCGTGTATATCGGCATTGAACCACTCCGGTTTTGGACGCTTTGTCCATACCATTTTAAATCGATTTTGTTTAGTTTGATAGAAAGCACGATAAGACTTTACTGGATCATTCCAAAAGAAACATTCTGGATTAGACTTCATTGCCAATGGAAATGGCGTAAGAGGACCATCCGGAATATTCCTTGGTGTAGAATACAATGCACTAGCTAGATCACGTGCAGTCTTATGTAACTTTCCATAACGATATGTATACTCTTCGCAAAGTGCAATAAAGTGCTGATAATGCCAGTTATAATTACTATTAGATTCCATAGTCCATACAGTACAAGGATGGCCTACATGTACAGCTTTATAATAGAGCAACTCAGCTTCAAGATCATCTTGACCCTCATACAAATCCCAATATTTAACCATTGTTTTACCAGACTTAGATGGCTTACGAGTAAGCTTACCATCAAGTACACGATGAGCAGTCGACAGCATTTGAGCAGATTCCACTACCATTTTGGGAACATGCTTATCGCATTGCAGTTGAGCCGCAATAATAGGATCATTGTCGAGAATAAAAATATTCATAATATACTACCTTCCATAATCAATTAATAGATTATTATATCACATCTGGTCAAAAAGTACACAAATAAATTTTTATTTAAGTGGAAAGTTGAACTCCTGATTGGGTTAATGTTCGGACCATAAACTCACGTTTCTTAAGAATATTATTAGCCTTTGATGTTTTTCCCGTTTCCATAAGCTTTTGAGCATATGATTCGAGTTCAGCAATATCGTTCTTAAGTCTTTCTAGCTGAGTAATTGGCATCTGAGTTCCTTTAAAGAAAAACGAGCATACGCATGCGCGCACACTCGAAGTTTGAGTAGTTAAAGTTTTAAGGAGACTAATCTCTAAGTAGACCAGGGAATGCCTCCTCTACGATAGGTCGAGTAATGTATTTAGGCGGTCTTTTATTGATCATTTCAATAAGCACCTTTGCATCCTCAGGGTGAACACCTTCAAGCATTCCAAGAAAAAGCTTTTCTCTTTTAAACTTAGGAAGTGCATCACCTTCTTTAATTCCTTTTACAAAATACTTAAACTTCTTGTTTTCACGAAGAAGATTAGCTGGATGGTTATGTGCTTCTGTTGGTGTATATGGTGGTGTACCTTCTGGTAAATTCCATACAACCTTTGAATCAAATGTACCACGTAAAACATCTTTAAGCGCCCAAGATTCATTCTGTCTTAGAATACGAATCTTATCTTCTTTTAATCTTTGTTTTGCTACTTCTTGCAAAACTTCAAATACATACTTAGGCATTTTATAGAAATTCCTCCACGGATTCAATTAACATTTTCATATTTTTATTTATAAGATATGGAAATACAAGAGACCTTTTATCACGTTCTGTAATCCAAAAATCGTCAATAATTTTTTCTCTTAGATCATTTGGGGTTTTAGTAAGATCGATGAGCATTTCATTACGCTGATAGTTACGATACCATGATGCAGCATAAAGCAATTCGCCATCAGATAAATCTTCTATAATAGCATCTTTCTTTTTACGAGATAAAGGCGTTTGCCTGTCACCGTTTACAAACGTATCATCGTGTGATAGTATATTTGGGATACCGTCACCTGCATCGCCTGTGAGAATCTTTTCAATAAGATTGAGTTTAGGATTTTTATCTTTAATTTCTTTCTTTTGCATATGAGACCATTGGCGAACATTTGGATATTTTTGCAATTGAAGAAAGTCTTTATCAGATGATACAATCATAACATCTTCATATTGGCCAAACTCTTGAGTATGTTCTACAAGAGTACCGATAATATCGTCTGCTTCACAGCCATCAACGTGTAGTACTTTATATGGAAAATTTTCTTTGATTTCTTCTCGTACAAGATTCATAATACGAAATGCTTCATTCCAATCGAATGTGGAATCATCACGATTCTTTTTACGATTGGCTTTATATTGTGGGAAGTAAGACCTACGCCAATTATTGCCAGCATCGCAACACAAAATCATTTGACCATGTGTTTGGCGAAACTTTTTATTGTACATACGTAACGAATTAAGAATCATATGCCGTAGCATATTTTCGTCATTAACTTTGTTAACTGCTATAGTTGCGACAGCAATACCGCTAAAGTCGACTAAAATCATAATATAGCTCCTATCTTTATTATAGAGTATATTATATCATACTTTTCCGTAAATGTACACAAATATTTTCACTTGATATGAAAAAACTTCAGGGTATATTTCAGGATCTACGAGTCTATCACCGTAGTAATCGATAAGTCTTTGGGTAAATGTCTCGAGTGTATCTTGCATCCGATAAAATTATTGTAGTACTCATCGCTGAGTAGTACGTCCTTTTCAAATTGGAGTTTTGCTTCATAATACGACATCTCACCTTTTGTTTGACAAAGGCGAAGAATCTCTCTTTTATAGTTCTCTTTACCTTTTTCTTCAATGAGCAATTTAACTTCTTCACTACTGCCAAAGTAAGTCCGCCAGTCGGACTCTGTACGAGTGCGTATCCGTCGAGATCTCTTAGAGTTTTTGGGTAATGTTTTTGGTTTCCAAAAATTCTTTTTACCGATATACATTTTACCGGTGTCAAGTTCAGTAATTTGGTAAACAAACCCTTGATATTCTTCGGGAGTTTCATCATATTCTTTTTCATTATAATACCACATGTATTATATATTACTTACAGAGATCCTCATATTTTACTGAATGAACTCTGTGTTGAGCCATATCTCTTCCAAGATAGTTAGGCACTGGACTCGATTTAAAAAACTTTAAAAGAAAATTAGTCAATATTTGCATCTGATATATCCTCTACTTCTGCTCTTCTGCCACATACTGGGCAAAATTCTGGGTTTTCACCACCATCGCATAACACGATGGTGGTTGTATAGCATTCTTCACATTCAATACGGAATTCGTTTTCCATTAAAAGTCGATCTCACATGCACCGCCAGCACATGCCGCAGCTCCCATTGTATCTACATCAGTAAATACCTGTTCCGTAAGATCTTCATTCCACTTAATTGGTTTTAGATTTTGTTGAATCTTATTCCATTTATGGAACAAATAAGCATCCTTCAAACAATGTTCTGCTTTTTTCAGATCACGTTTAAGATAGTTATTTGCAAAGTTTTCAAAGCGTCGAACCCAATCTTGTCTTGCTGAGTTTTCCGATGATTCAAGAGAGATATCTAATCCCCATCCTTGAGCAGTTGAACATGCATCCCATAGATTAGGGAATACTTTGAGTGCATCAACAACAAGACCTGATGCAAAGATAGATGCTGCGCCATATTGTTTAATCATTTGCTTCTCATCAATCACTGCTGTATTTGGTGCCTGATTGTAGTCTTTATCACCTGACATAGAAAGAAATGAGATACCTGAGAATGAATAACGATTCTCAAATACATATTTTTCTACAGCATCCCAATCGTCTACAATGATTGTATTAGATACATTATGTCTAATACCTTCATCAGCACAGAGTTCTTCATTAGTGCCGGCAATAACCCAATGCTTTTGAGCTTTTGCTACTAATTCAAGATGTTTTACGCCATAGAGTTCATCTTTATACATTGAAC